ACAACTTAGGTAGTGTTACAAATAGATGGGATAATGTATACGTAAAAGATACAATATATTTTAATGGATCGCCTATATCAGCAACAGGTAGTACTGTTAATTTACCACAAGGAACTAAGATAGATGGAGATGTGGTAAACTATTTTAATAGAATTATAGTACCAGGACAAAATGATATTATTTCAGATGATACCAATGATAACTTAACTATTAGAGCAGGATCTAATATTGATATTACTTCAGATCCTATCACAAAAGAAATAACAATTAATTCCACCGGCGGTGGTGGTGGCGGCGTAGTCCAAGCTGTTTCTGGTAATTCGGGACCTAGTTTTGGTGTTATTGCTGTTTCCGGACAGAGTAGTGTAATAGCAGATAGAGATCAAGACCAACTTACTCTTACAGCAGGAGCAAATATTACAATTACAACAGATCCTATCAGTGATACTATAACTATTAGTTCACTTGGTGGCGGCGGTGGCGGCGGTGGTACTGCTAGTACCATTATTGTGAATCCAGTAACATCAGGAACGTATCCACTTACAATGGCAAGTGGAACTTCAAGTATTAGCGGAAATATTTTATATGGCAACAGTGGTATTACTGTTGATGTTGATACCTCTACTCTAAATGCTACAGCACAAACAGCAAGATGGGCTGACTTGGCTGAAAAATATATTGCTGATAAATCCTACGATCCGGGTACTGTTTTAATCTTTGGCGGTTCGAAAGAAGTAACAGAAGCAACTGGAATAGCAAATAGAAAAGTTGCCGGAGTAGTTTCTACAAATCCAGCATTTATTATGAATAATGATTTAACAGTAGAAAATACTGTAACAGTTGCGTTACAAGGAAGAGTTCCATGTAAAGTAGTTGGAACTATTGTAAAAGGTGATATGTTAATAGTTAGTGATGTTGACGGAGTAGCAACTGCCAGTGCCGATCCTAAATTAGGAAGTGTAATTGGTAAAGCACTTGAGGACTATAATGACACACAAATAGGTACAATCGAAATAGTTGTTGGTAGAATGTAGTCGTTTTGTGCTAACATAAATACACTAGATAGGAATAAAAATGGCAGTAAACTATAGTAGATTAAAAAGTAAATCGGGTTTTGAAAGCCCAGGATTTGTTGTAAATTCATCAGGCAACGTTGCAGCCAATTCTCTTACTTTAGATGGCGGCATAACAGCAACCGGTGCTTTTTCAGCACCTTCAATTAGTACAGATAGTATCACTATTAATAGTTTACCGTTGTTTACTAATAACGGAACAACGCTTTCACCAACAGTTATTGGATCTAGTCTTGTTTCGGTAGGAACATTAAATGATTTAACAGTTGATGGAAATGTTAGATTAAGATTAAATGGCGAAAATAAAATCAGCATTATTGATGGAAGAGTTGAAATCAAAAGTACCACAAGAGGCGAGATTGAAAACGTAAATATTGGTACAGAGAAACCAGGAACATTAAGAGCAACAAATGTCACAGTAATTGACGATCAAGGTTCACCCGGAAGTTTAACAGCGGCAGGAGCAAACATTAATTTTAATGCTAGTGTAATTGCTGGAACAGTTTCATTTTCGAGTGCTCCATCAGCAGGAACAGCACCGACTAACGGAGAAGATTTAGTGAGAAAAGACTATGTAGATAATAACTCTATTGCTTACGCAGTGGTGTTTGGAGCATAAAAGATGGCAAAAACCAAAGTAGATAATTACGTTTTTCGTCCTGGTATAAGTTATCTTGGTAACAAGTATCTTGCGGCTTACAGTGCTTTAGAAAACAATACACAATTTTTAAAAGCTGAAGCAGTAGCTTATATTAACTCACGAATTACAACAGATACAAATGCTAGTTTGTATCCTAATGGTTCTACATTATTTTATGAAAACATAGATTTTCTTACACTAGAAACATTACTTTATATCGAAGACAGAAAGGATGCTGGCGCACCTGGATTTAACGGTTATACATATAACCAAGACAAGTGTGAAAGAGATATCGGTTATGTATTAAATGCTATCTATAAAGATTTGCGATGGGGAGGTAACTGGAATACTAGATACATTGCTAGTTTTTATTGGATCGGCGATCAACCACAGATTGATGGTGATAGACAAGCAGAAGTATTAACATATCAGTGGTTGGAAGGTATTGTTAATAATAATATTATGACAGGAACACCTTTCACAACATACCAGGACCCGTCTGATTCAACATACGAAACACAATACAATGCTGTAGCACCAGCCGAAGCAGGAATAGCATCTAGAATTACTGAACTATTTTCTATAATTTACAATGTTATTGATAATGGCCTAACTGATTTACCAGATGAAGTACTATCAACTTATCCATTTGCCAATTATACATACAATCAACCAAAATGTGAAAGAGATGTAGGGTATGTAATTGAAGCCTATCTATATGATTTAAGATATGGTGGCAACGAAAAAATGAGATATGTTGCTAGACATTATTGGGAGAATACAACGTCTCAGCTTGATGGTGATAGACAGCCCGAAACCCAAACACACAGATATCTAAGTGATGTGATACAAGATTTTATTATCACAAACACAGAGTATGCTAATAAACTTAATACTACAGAAGATCAAGTTATTGATCAGACAGACTTTGTTAGTGGCACAGCTGAAATAATTGAAGCAGATACACAACTTTTAATTAATGTAATTAGAAACGGATTATCATCTATGCCGGCTCTAGTAGAAGCAGGTTATAGTAAAGTAAGTTTTGCTGGAAACTATGACGCAACAGATATTTTATTAATAACAAATACTACAGCAAATACAGTAATTTATAATTTTAGTGCTAATACTCTAGGCGGAACTGTCACAAAAGAAACATACGGTGATATTTTTTCAGATGTTCCAAATGAACAGTTTAGTACTTTTTTACAAAAAACAGATTCTGTAACAGAAGTTCACCTTACAGCAGACACTTCAAATGCCGATTCTACTGATGATATACAAATATTTGTAGAATTTACAGAAAACGGAAAAAGTATAACCACCACTAGACCACACGACTTTGGTACTGATGCGATTGAACGTATGCGTGTTGCTCCGCCTTTATCAATGCTTGATGCTGACTTTGAGTATGGTCTACAGCCTACTAAATGGAGTGCTATTGCTACACAAAGAGGATATCCAAGTATATACGAAATTCCAGGTACTGAACTAAGTGTTGATACAGTAACATCTGATGCTTCAGTAACTACAGATAATATTGGATCTAGTATTATTACAGTAACAACACTAGGAACACACGGATTAGAAGGCGGTCAGCCTATTACTGTACTAGGATTAGATCAAAGTGTAAACGGTTACGCTAGAGCTGAAGGTAGTTTTGTTGTTATTACTGTTCCTACCGGAAATAGTTTCACTTACTATGCTAAAGGTAAAGTTGGAACAACATCTGGAGATCGTATTGAAACAGGATTTACTCAGATTCGAGAAGGCGGATTTTATACTGGAGCATCAATTGGCCAACCTAGTCTAGCAGTTGTATCACAAGGTACATCAGGAAACATTACTACACAATTTAGAACATCGCCAGGAACTAGCCGAATAGCATTTACAGGGATTGCTCCTGAAATTGGAGCTCCTATCATAGGACCAGGTATACCGTCAGGTGCGCAGATTACAGGTGTAGTTGGAAGTGGAGGCATAGTTGTATCTCCTGGACTAATAGGAACTTATCCACCAGGAACTACTACGGTTACAGTGAGTAATCCACTAGGTGTTGTACCAAATTTAGGTTTAGATGATGGATCTGGAAATTTAATCCTTGTAGAAGATATTAACTCATCAGTTATTGATCTTAGTGATCCTACTACTGGTACACTAGTAGGTGATGTTCAAACTTATACAGGAGTAACTGGTACAAACGTTGTTGGTTCTGGATCAGAAGCAACATTCAATGTTACAAGAGGATCATCAAATGCGTACGAACAAGTTGAAGTTGACAGTGGTGGATTTGATTATGTAGTAGGTGATACTATTAAGATCTCAGGGTCAGACATTGGCGGTACATCACCGCTAAACGATCTTTATGTTACAGTTGCTGGTGCCGACGACGGAAGTACAAGTAATGTAATTTCAGTTTTATGGAGAGGCGAAGCAGTACCTATTCCTCCTCAAACAATTATTGGTATTAATGATACGGTATACTCTTCAAATGGCACAGGTGCCGGAGCAACTTTTGATATTCAACGAGGATCAACTGATTATACTGTAACAGTTAATAACGCAGGATCTGGATTTATTAATGGAGAAATTATTACTGTTCCAGGTAATATTTTCAATAATAGTACTTCTCCAGCAAACGACGTAACAATTACAGTGACAGAGATTGCCGACGAGTATCAAAATGTTCCTCAGTCTTCTACTTCAGGAAGTGGTTCAGGTGCTCTATGGGATATTGAAAAAGAAGGAACTACTTATACGCAAGTTAACCAAGCACTTCTAGCAGATAGTACAATAGGCGATGGATATGCTCTAAATGACACAATCACACTAAGTGGTACTGATTTAGGAGCTTCAAGTCCAGCCAACGACTTAACAATTACTATTACAGAAGTTGCTAAAGTTTATTCAGACTTACCAGCATCAGGATCTGCTTCTGGAACACTTGCTACTTTTGGATTAGTTAAACTAGGAACCGGATATAGTTCATTAGTAATAGTTGATTCTGGAGATGGGTATATTGTAGGAGAAACTCTTACAATTAGTGGATCAGATTTAGATGGAACACCAGTAACCAATGACGCAACATTCACTACAACCCAAATTGAAAAACAATATACAAATTTAACGCAATCGTCAACAACCGGATCAGGTCTAGGTGCGACTTTTAATGTTACAAAAACAGTAGATGGCGCCGGCGGAACATACAGTGTTGTAGTTTCTTCTGGAGGAAGTGGCTATAATGGCGGTGATGAAATACGTATTCTTGGAACTTCGCTAGATGGTTTATCTCCAGCAAATGATTTAGTTATGACTGTTGATAGTCACGATGGTTCCGGCCAATTGTTTACAGTAATTGCTACTGGTACAGCAGGTGGATCGGGTGGAGTTATACAAGTTAGTAATCTTAGCGGTACAGCAGGCGGCACTGGATTTATCAGCGCATATACATTTGCTGGTACTGCTGGCGGAACTGGACGTATTTTTACGTTTAATAGTAGCGGTACAGCTAACGGATCCGAAATATTCTCTAATGTTCCAGGAATAAATGTGGCAACACAAGGTAACGGGGCTTCATTTCAGGTTGTACGTCAAGCAGGAGTATATACCGCAGGTATTGAAGGCGGATCAGAAGGAACATTATATCAACCAGGAAACAGAATTTTAGTTGCGGGAAATACACTAGATGGAACAACACCCGCTAATGATTTAATTATTACAATCAATAGTATCGGGGGAGCCGGAGAAATTGTTACAGTAACTGCATCAGGTACTCCAGTAAGTGGAGCAACTTTTGATCTTTACAGTACTATTCTAATAAGTGAAAACACATCAACAGATATTCCAACAGCTACCACTTTAACTTATGAAGCACTAGCGACACTAGAAGCGTCATTCGGTAATCCACACGGTATTGTGCCAGGTGGTAATTTTATTGTTAATATTAACACAGACGATGGAAGTAATAATCACAACCTAGCGGCAGGCAGTTTTAGTGCTACCAATGTTCCCAGTCTTTCGACATTGAGGTTTAATGCAAGAGCTCCAGGTAATATTGATACAAGTGTTAACGATATTGCTGGAGAAATTTATACACGACCAGATAGTTTCTTTGTTCACAGACCATTTGATGGAGGTGTACAATTAGGTACAGGTGGTCCTCAATATGGTGCGCAAGCAATTCGTCAAAGTAAAAAGTATATTAGATATCAGTCAGGTAAAGGTATTATGTACACCACTGGTGCTCTGTTTGCTCCAAGTTATGATATTTTAAGTATTGATGCTGACGGTATCGAAGTTGGATCTACTATAACAGTAGAACTAGGCGACAACGATCATGGATTACAGCCAGGTTGCGAAGTTAGAATTATCGGTTGTGAGACCGATGGCTATAACGGTGAATTTTATGTTGACGATGTTGTAACTGAACGAAAATTTACATATATTGCTACTAGAAGATTAGGATCCAAAACAGCAACACTTTCTCCAGAATGTCAAGTTTCAACACTTAGATGGACAGGCTCTATTGTAAGAGCAGGTATCTTTGATGACCAAAACGGTATTTTCTGGGAATATGACGGTCAACAAACTGCTGTTGTTCAGAGAACAGCAACAAAACAAATAGCCGGAACAATTTCAATTGAGCCAGACAGCAATCAGTTAATTGGAAATAGAACACGATTTAGAGATCAGTTAAAAGCAGGCGATAGAATTGTTATTAAAGGAATGACGCATGTTGTTTCCAATATTAATAGTCAAACACTTGCGTATGTTGCTCCAGACTTTAGAGGCGTAGCCAGTGTTGCTGGTGCTAAAGCAAGTTTGGTACAGGATAAAAGAGTTAGACAAGAACATTTCAATTTAGATAAATTAGATGGAACAGGGCCAAGTGGATACAATCTAGATATTACAAAGATGCAGATGATCGGTATTCAATATTCATGGTATGGTGCTGGTTTCATTGATTACATGGTGCGTGGTGCCGATGGTAACTTTGTATTCTGTCATAGAATTAGAAACTCAAACGTAAACACAGAAGCATATATGCGTTCAGGTAACTTACCTGTACGTTATGAAGTTACCAACGAAGGTCCTGTTTCAAGACTAGTAGCAGATGTTGACAATACTCAAACATTTATAGAATTAGACACAGTAGAAGGGTATCCAGATGAGGGTACAGTATATGTTGACAACGAAATTATGAAATACAGTGCTGTAGATCTAGCACAAAAACGTTTAACTGGAATCACAAGAGGAACTACATATAATCTATTTGCTCAAGGCGCTGATAGAGTTTATAGCGGAGGAAGTACTGCAACACACGAAACACGAACCGGTGTTATTCTACTAACAAATACAACAACTCCACTTATTAGTCACTGGGGTTCGGCGTTTATTACAGACGGTATGTTTGATGAAGATAGAGGTTACATTTTCTCATACGCTGCAACAGGTATTGATATCACTGCTGTAAGAAGGACAGCATTCCTTATCAGACTAGCACCAAGTGTATCAAATGCTGTAACAGGAAATTTAGGTGAAAGAGAACTACTGAACAGAGCGCAGTTACTACTACAAGGTATTGAGATTACATCAGACTCAATAGCCGGTGGTGGTGGTATTATTGTTGAAGGAGTTCTAAATCCACAAAACTATCCGACAAACGTTGCTAGTGTATCGTGGTCAGGATTAGCAACACCATCGCAGGGAGGCCAGCCAAGCTTCGCACAGATTGCTCCAGGTGGATCTATTGATTGGGGTGCTACCACTAGCACTACAACAGCTGCAATATCAGGAAATATTACTACAGGATTTGTGTATAGTGTTTATTTAAATAATGAAAGAAACAATCCGCTAACTATTTCAACTTCTAGTTTTAATGCCGCAGGACCTATACTGGTTGGATCAACAATTCAATCACAAAATCCTAATAATGCTTACACTAACAGAACGTATACTGTTGTTGATGTTCAAACAAATGCTTCGTTTGGTCAGGTGGATGTTTACTATGATAATAATAGAAGTAACGCAACTCAAAACACTGCTACTACAATTCAATTTACATATAATACCTACACTGGTAGAACATCCAGGTTGCTGTTTAGTGAAGCGGCATGGTTAGGAAGCGGAGCAACAATAGGTACTCCTGTAAGCACAGGTGATACAAATTGGCCAGCTGGTACAGCGGTTTCTACCGTAGAAAAATTAACACTTGGTAGCACTACTTTTTATGAAGTCAGCTTTAACCAAACATCTGTTCAAAACTTAAACCCAGGTGATAATGTTACGTTTGAATTTGGTGAGGCTGGATATGCTGAACCAGGTGAAACTGTGTTTAAGTTTATTGCTGTACCTGGAGAACGATCACAGTTAGATCTTTCACAGTTGAAAGAATTGACCAACACTACACTAGGTGGTAGAGGTACATTCCCGAATGGTCCGGACGTACTAGCAATTAACATCTATAAAGCAACAGGCGCTGATACAGCAGGTAACATTGTTCTTAAATGGGGTGAAGCACAAGCCTAATTTGCTTCTAATAATAAACTGCGTAGATAACTATTTGTATGATTACAGTTATTGGCGATTTTATTTTAGATATTTTTGAACATGGTATTTCGGATAGGATATCACCCGAAGCACCGGTTCCTATCATTAAACTTAACAAAACAGAGTATGCCGCCGGCGGCGCGGCAAACGTTGCTCAAAATTTACATTCCCTAGGTTGTAAAGTTAATGCTATCGGCATTGTTGGTCTTGATGACGAAGCAGTAAAACTTTCTGAATTTTTATCATCAGTGTATGTTAGTTACGTAAAAGATCATAATGCTCCCACTATTACTAAAAAAAGATTAATCTGCAATAATCAACAAATTGCTAGGATAGACAAAGAAGAAAGATTTGAAAATCCAATCAATGTGGAAAATTATTGTGGAGAAGACACCCAGTATTTGGTTGTAAGCGACTATGATAAAGGAACTATCGGTGGCTGTTCAGAAAGTTTTAAAAAACTAAAAAAGAGAGGCGTTAAGGTTTTAGTTGATCCTAAAAGGGATTTATACAATTACAAACATGCTTGGCTAGTAAAACCAAATAAAAAAGAATTTAAAGAGCTTGTTAATGACTTTAAAGACTATGATGATTTAATAAGAAAAGCAATTTTAGCATGTAAAAAATATGACTTTGAATATATGTTGGTAACACTTGGAGCTGATGGGATGATTTTGGTCAGTCAACAAGGGGAGATTGTTAGACAGGACAGCACAGCAACAGAAGTATTTGATATCACAGGAGCCGGCGATAGTACCCTTGCTGGACTAGTGTATGGACTAGTTAATAATAATGACATTATAGAATCATTAAATATTGCTAGTAAGGTTGCTGGTATAGCAGTAAGTCATAACGGTACATACAGTGTAAAAGAATCTGATATCAAAGAAAAGATTGTATTTACAAATGGATGTTTTGATGTTTTACATTTAGGACACCTTAAACTATTAAAATTCGCCAAGCAACAAGGTGACAAATTAATTGTGGCTATTAATAGCGATGTTAGTGTTAAGAAATTAAAAGGCGAAAATCGTCCAAAGTTTAATCAAGATGATAGAAAAGCGATGCTAGAAAGTCTAGCTATTGTTGACGAAGTAATTGTTTTCGATGATGATACACCGTACGAGTTAATTAAAACTATTAAGCCAGACGTAATAGTAAAAGGTGGAGACTACACAGTAGAAACTACTGTTGGGCATGATTTAGCTGAAGTTGTTATTTTTCCAAGGGTTAAAGATTACAGCACTACAAAAATTTTAGAGGAAACTAAATGACAAGACTTGAAGGCAAAGTAGATAAAGGTTGGGGGTATGAATTAATTTGGGCCACCAGCGACAAGTACTGTGGTAAAATTATGGTATTTGAAAAAGTTGGAAGTAAATTTAGCATGCACTTTCATAGAGAAAAAGACGAAACTTGGTTTGTAAATAATGGAAGATTTAAAGTACGGTGGATAGATACTAAAGAAGCAAGATTATATGAGAAAGAAATCAAAGAAGGCGACACTTGGCACAATCCACCTTTACAACCTCATCAACTCGAAGCACTAGAACCAATGAGTAGTATTACTGAAGTTAGTACACCGGACAGTGTAGAAGATAATTATAGAATTATACCTGGTGATAGCCAGAAGGTTCAAGAATGATTTATTACGTAGATATTGATGGAACTATTTTGAACACAAAAAATGGCGACTATGAAAATAGTATGCCCATTCGTGATCGGATAGATAAAATGAATGATCTTTACGATCAAGGACACGAAGTACATTACTACACTGCTAGAGGAACCAATTCTGGATTGAATTGGGAAGAATATACACAAAAATATTTAGAAGAGATCGGTGTTAAATACACATCATGTAAAGCAGGTAAACCTCATTACCATGTTTGGATTGACGACAAAGCAATAAATTCGGAAGATTTTTTTAAATGATTATAGTAACTGGAGCACTTGGGTTTATTGGTTCTAACATTGTTAAAGAACTTAATCGCCAAGGCGAAAAGAATATTATTCTAGTTGACGAGATGCGAAACGCAGAAAATATTGTTGGCTGTGAATACAAATCTCTAGTAGACATGAGAGACTTTTATGCTAACTTTAAAGACTGGAAGAAAGTTAAAAAAGTTTTTCATCAAGGTGCTATTAGTAGTACAACAGAAACAAATAAAGCAAGAATAGATGGTTATAATATTAAACCTTCTTTAAAATTATTACATGACTGTTTAGAACACAATATATTATTTTCATATGCTAGTTCAGCAGGTGTGTATGGTACAGATTTATACTTCAAAGAAGATGCTGAGCTTAATCCTAAATCTTTATATGCTGAAAGTAAAGCAATAATAGATCAAAAAGTAGAAGAAATTTTAAGAGTAAAGCCCGAAGCTAAGATTCAAGGTTGGAGATACTTTAACGTTTATGGTCAAAACGAACAATTTAAAGGCGACCAAGCAAGTCCTGTATATAAGTTTACAAAGCAAGCAAAAGAAAAAAATAAAATTTATATATTTGAAGGAAGTGAAAACTACAAAAGAGATTTTGTCTGTGTTGACGATGTTGTCAGAACAGTAGTAGATGCTAGTAAACAAAAGTTTAATGGAATTTATAATCTAGGTACTGGACAAGCAGTAAGTTTTAAATATGTTGCTGAAATTATTGCTTCAAAATATAATGCTAGTGTTGATGAAATAGCATTTCCTAAAAAATTAGAAGGACAGTATCAAATTTTTACAAAAGCAGACATGAGAAAATTATTTGAAGTTATGAAAGTCGATGACTTTCAATCGATCGAACAATATGTTTCGCAGTCTTAACTTGATCATCCATTTTCTTTTTATGAGCGTTTAGCTTATCTTTCATTTGGGCATGAGTATTATAAGCCATTTTATGTCCGTCTAGTGCTAGTGCTTGTTTATCAAATTCTTCAACAAGAAGTTTAAACTTTTCATACATTTGTATAAATTCTTTTTGTTCTTGACCGTGTACATAGTTAATGTACTTTTCGTAAATTTCACAATCTCTTCTATAACCTGAACTTTTTTTAATCGATATCATAACTTTTACCTGTAGCTAAAATGGTTTCAATTTTAACCTGTGTGATTTTGTTTGACAATGTGTTTTTTAAACCGATATGAACATTTTTTGGCAAATCATCTAGTTTTGACCAACTGTATGTTCCGTCTGGGCAAGCAAAATCTTGATCAACAAGTACAACATAGGTACTATATTCAAACCCGCTATCCTTACTTGTATATAATTCAATAGGCACAAACTTTGCGTCCGGCAAGCCATAGGTTGTAAGCAGTCCTTGAGCATCTTCAATAACAGAATTTTCTCTTATAAAGGTAGGAACAGTCCATTTGTTTTCCCATATTAGGAAAACTCTACTACTTTTTGTTGATAGAAATAATATACCAGCACGTTTTTGCATACTGTTATATATTAAGGAACTAAATCAAAACCCCAATATCCGGCTGTGTATTCACCTTCAAAGGATTTCATCCATTGCTCGCCATCCCACTTATATTGGATCTTAGTATTTTGATTAGTTACAAAGGTTTCATCTGTAATGGAACTAGCGTCAAATACAATGTTCCAGGATGTCCCATTCCATTCAATAATGTCGTTGGCGTTTGCTTGAGTGTTATCCCATGCTGTTACATTTGGATTTGTATCTTCTAATATTAAGTATCTTGTACCGGTCGGAATATTATTTTTAAAATGGTCTTTAGGATTAAATGTAGTAGGATCTATAATTCCAGTTACTAAAGGAATGTCATTTTCCGGAAACGTATCATTGTCAAATGTTACAACTAGGTAACTAGAATCTAAAGGATTTACTGTAAAAGTTCCTATAATTTCTGTACCGTTTGGTTTAGTAAATCTAATTTGACTTATACCGTCTTTATATCCACCATATATAGGAAGTACTTCATTCCAATCAATGCGCTCTCCCTGTTTTACAGGTGTTGATAGTCCAAGCTCTTTAACTGCTTCACTGCTGTCAAGTACACTAACGTAATAATCGCCTGTATCAGTTCCTGTTACAGTTTTAGAACTTAACAATAATACTCCAAACTCTCCAGGTGTAGCAAATACACTTCGTTGAACTATGCCGCTAGTATTAAACGCTAGTTCTTCTACAGATTTTAATTGTCCTGATTCGTCGAACATATTCATTATAATATTTTGTACAACGCCTAGTTTCTTAACTTTAACTGGAGGACTGATATAGATAGGCATTTCAAAATCCATTGTAGCAATATCAATGTCAACTTCTGTACCTTGTGGAATACTCCTACTTGAAAACGTTAATCCGTTAAGTTCCACTACACTTAAACTTGTCCAATCAATATAGTTGTCTGTAGTTTGTACTTCTAAACTTGGATTAAACAAAACTAGGATTTGTTCTAGTATTTGTAATTTTTGATCAGTATTAGAGGTCCAAAGATCAGCTCGCATAGTTAATCTAAATGGTGTAGGCATTAAACGTTCTACAGTATATCCTGGACCTTGATTGTTTTTGTAGATAGGGTCTCCGCCTGCGTCAAAATCATCGTAGTCTCTTTCTCGCACACTTAGTTTACTAACAAATGTAGGATCTGCTGTACGAGATCTATCTAATTCTAAACCTGTAATGTAACAAGCAATCTTAGGTACGCTTGGTAATTTATTTTCACTGTTCTCTCTAATAATTTGAGATACTTGTTTTGTTAAATCGCCGTAACTAACCGGTATGGCCTTTAAATCGCCGTCACCGTCTTTGTACTTAAACCCTATGAACATCCTCATAAATTGAGTTACATAGCGTCTTACTTGTCCGTCATAAAAGAAATCCATTATTAATTGTCCGCTTTAGGTTTAAGCACTTTGCTTAGGCTTTGTTTTTCTTCAACTTGTTTACCGTTAATTGTACTTACAGTAGGATTATTAATAAACGATCCTTTCTGATTCAATCTTGGATTACCGCTTGCTGTGTCATTCTGACTCATTGTCATTCTTACATTATCTTCGTATTTCACCCATCTTCTCCCATCATATCTAAATAGTCTCTTAGGATGATAATCTGTACGAAGACAAAATTGCCCTTCAACTGGTCCGCCTGGGAATGTAATACCGCTTGTGAACGGAGCACCATTGGGTGTTTCGGCATCTTCGTGATAGTTTTGATATCCGTCTTTAACTGGTGTTGCTTCAATAGTTGTAGCATTAACAGCATTACCTGTTTGCCCGGCTCCAATTTGTATGTTGCTGGCGTTTACAGTTTTTACATGACCTGTATCAGGATCAATAGGAACAGTGTAATAAGGAGTTGTATCATAACCACTACGAGGAGCATCTGCTTCGGCCTGATCTTGTACAGCTTCTGTAATCTGCATTTCTTTTTCATACGTGCTCATAATATCTCTGAGTCTATCAGCAAATTTATAGTACGTACTATCGGGCGGAGCAATACCTTTAACTGGTTCAATTATTGTGTAATTTGTCCCTTCAAATTCAACAACATCTCCGATTTCATATTGTACTTCTGAATTCCATTTGCCTTTGAAGTTTTCGTCGTCAGCAACTTTGTCAAGTATCTGTTTAAACTCTTGACTATCTACTAGCGGTGTACATTTAGCTCTGTATAAGTGAGGATACCAAGTTACACTAAAACCTTCTGCAGCACGATTTACTTCTTCAATAACATAAAATCTTTTAAGAGCAAAAGTTAAATCGTTTAAAGCAAAGTCATCTTTCAAGTGAGGTAGTTCAATTACATCACCTGCCATAATTTTTCTGCCTAGTTTTTCTACTGTATCATTAATATGGAAAGTAATAAACAATGTATCGTTTTGTAAAAACAAACCAAATTGACTTAGGTTAAAATCAATGTTGTTAACATTGTAAACACCTCTCAATGGATACACATCCGGTTCATATTTTCTATCTCTATTCTCTAAAAACAACATATCTTGAATGCGTGTTTCAGGAGTTGATGTACTTGATTCGTAATTTGGAACCGTAGGACTATATTCTCCGTCTGCTTGTTCACCGGGGCCTATGTACTTGTGTAAAAGCACGTCTGTACCCCCTACTTGGAACATTTCCCAGGCGGTTTTATCTATAAACTTGTAGTCGTTGCCCTTTTCTGGGCGGTATAAACTTAATCTTGGCATAAACATATTTATCGGAACGATAAATACTTACATGAGCCAATTAGACACTGAAAAACAAAAAGTATTCGATTACTGCCGCACTATGCTAGGTGAAGGCATGATTGATGTTGAACTTGATCCAGAACACTACGAAACTGCTTTAGAAAGATCGTTGGGTGTATTTAGACAGCGTTCAGATAATGCTGTTGAAGAAAGTTTTGCATTTTTAAAACTTGAACTTGATCAAAATGAATATATTTTACCAGATGAGATTCAAATGGTAAGAGAAGTAATGCGTAGAAGCATTGGTTCACGCAGTGGCGGCGGCCAGGGCGGAACAGTATTTGAACCATTTAACTTGGCATACACAAACACCTACTTACTAAGCTCAACTAACATGGGCGGACTTGCTACATACGAACTTTTCGCAGGATACCAAGAAAGAGTAGGTAAAACATTTGGTAGTTTTATTCAGTTTAGTTGGCATCCAGAAACTAAAAAATTGTTTATACATCAAAGACCA